ACTAATACGCTGTTACAGCGCGAAACCCGCAGAAATACTAGGCTTTTTACATATAGGGGGGTGGGGGTGCTTTAAATTTAACCCCCCCCGGCCCGGCCTTGCGCGGGGGGCGTGTGCGTATAACTAAACAGACACCGAAATGTGGCCCCCACCCCCCTACACCCTTGTATTTAACATAATGCTGTCCAAAAAATTTCTAACTTTTTGCTTGCCAAGGTGTAACAATAAATTGTAACAGTGTTGGACTACAAAAAACGGGAGAAATACGTTGGCAGTTTATGGATACACTCGCGTCTCGACTGAAGACCAGATCGAGAACACATCGCTTGACGATCAAGCACGCCAAATCCAAGGCATCGCGCTCACACATAATATGGAACTAGACCATATCTACGAAGAACGCGGCGTTTCCGGCGGCGTCCCACTGCTACGCCGAGAAGAAGGCTGCAAGCTGGCGTTCCTCCGGCCGGGCGATACTGTTATCGTATCGAAGCTGGACCGTATGTTTCGCGATGCGAGAGACGCACTAAACGTGATTGCCGACTGGGAGACGGCGAACATTAATCTCATCATCAACGGCTACGGCAATGTGATGGACAAGGCCAACCCGAACGGACGCTTCATGCTAGAGATCATGGCCGTCTTCTCCGGCGAAGAGCGCCGCCGTATCAGAGAACGTGTCACCGCCGGTAAGAAAGCCAAGCGTTCGCAGGGCGGATATGTCGGTGGCAAAGTGCCATTTGGATTTAAGAAGTCAGGCACAGGCCGCAAGGCCAAGCTGCACCCAGAACCAAACGCGCAGGACGCATTGATAACAATGAAAGCCGCACGCGTTAAAGGTCATAGCTACCGCGATATTGCTATTATCGTAGCAAAGCGTCATGGTATATCAGTTAGCCATCAAACAATCGCACGCGTAATAAGGGGAGATAAGAATGACGAAATCTGAACCAAACTTCTTTTTGGAGTTCCTGAAGAAGTACCGCGATGATCCCGTCGGGTTCGTGCGGGATATCCTGAGAACCAAGCCAGACCCATGGCAGATCGAGTTTCTGAAAGCGATTAGTTCGGGCGAACGCCGTATCTCCGTTCGCTCAGGCCACGGCGTCGGCAAATCGACAGCCGCAAGCTGGGCCATGCTGCATTACTTCCTGACGCGGTATCCGGTAAAGGTCGTTGTGACTGCGCCAACATCCGCACAGTTGTTCGATGCGATGTTCGCGGAACTGAAGCGATGGGTGAATGAACTGCCGGAAGTGCTGAAGGTTCTGATCGAAGTCAAGGCCGACCGTATCGAATTGAAGGCCGCATCGAGCGAAGCCTTTATCTCCGCCAGAACGAGCCGGGCAGAAACGCCAGAAGCCTTGCAGGGTATTCACGCCGACAACGTGCTGCTCGTCGCAGACGAAGCGTCCGGTATACCTGAAAGTGTGTATGAAGCTGCATCCGGTTCTATGTCCGGCCACAACGCGACGACGCTTCTTCTTGGAAACCCTACGCGAAACACCGGACTATTCTACGACACCCACAACCGTTTGAAGGGTGAATGGAAAACCTTCCACGTTAGCTGTCTCGACAGCCCACGCGTATCCGATGCGTTCGTCCGAGAGATGCAGTTGCGCTATGGCGAAGACAGCCCGGCCTACCATGTCCGCGTTCTGGGTAACTTCCCGCCGCGTGAAGAAGATACCGTCATCCCTGTCGAGTTGATCGACGGAGCCATGAACCGCGAGATCAAGATTGCCAAGAACACCAAGAGCGTATGGGGCTTAGACGTTGCGCGTATGGGGTCGGATGCTTCCGCACTCGCCAAGCGGCGCGGCCCGGTCGTTGAGGAGATACAGACTTGGAAAGGTCTGGACCTGATGCAGCTAACCGGCGCAGTCGTAGCCGAGTTCGAGGCGCTGACGCCATCGGAGCAGCCAGTCGAGATACTGGTCGATAGCATCGGGTTGGGGGCAGGCGTGCTTGACCGTCTGCGCGAACTGGGTCTGCCAGCGCGTGGGATCAACGTTGCGGAAAGCCCCGCGCTCAAAGGAACTTACGCCAACCTACGCGCCGAGTTGTGGTTCAAATGCAAAGGATGGCTGGCGAACCGTGACGTTAAGATACCGAAGGACGAGCAGTTGTTCGCCGAGTTGGCGTCACCGCGTTACACCTTTACGTCGTCAGGCAAGATGCAGGTGGAGAGTAAGGAGAGCATGAAGAAGCGCGGACTTCCGTCGCCAGATAAGGCCGACGCGTTGTGCTTGTGCCTCGCCACCGATGTGTCAACGATCATGCACGGATATTCAATGGCCAACAAGAGCGGAGCATTGCGCAGGAATATAAAGGGCATTGTTTGACATAAGCTAACGATGTGATATATTTGTTTTGCCCGGCAGGTTTCTCCTCTCCCTCTCCCTGCCGGGTATATGGGTGACTAGGGGTGTGCGAGGCTACGCCGGTAATAGCGACTGGACGAGGTGTGCTCCTTCGTTCTAACCGCGCCGCCACCCCACTTTTTTGCTTTTCTGCGAACTTTAGGTTATAGACCGCCAAAGGGAGCGTACCTGTGGAAACAAAGACTTGTCTCAAATGCGGCGAAGAGAAGCCGATTGACGACTTCTATCTCCGCAGGCGTCCCTGCAAAACATGTGTGCGAACGTATCAGCGCGACTTTGCCGCCTCCCGCCCCGACTACCACCGTAACCGCAATCTCCTCCGTAGATACGGGATTAGTGTTGATGAGTATAAATCCCTCCTCGCCAACCAGAATTTTGCTTGCCCTATTTGTGAGGTAGAAATATCCGAGACATTAGAGTATAAGGCAAAACGACCAGTTGTTGTTGACCATAACCATGATACGGGTGAGGTTCGCGGCATACTTTGTTCGGGGTGTAATTTGGTACTGGGCCACGCGAGAGAGAATACGACTATTCTTTACAAGGCCATCGTGTATTTGAGTGAGCGTGGCGCGTATGCTCCGAAAGGTAAATGATATGAAGAAACCAACTAAGGCCGACAAGAAAGTGGCCAAGGTCATGGGCGAGTTCAAGCGCGGCACATTGCACGCTGGTGTAAATCCCAAAGGCCCAGCAAAGGCTCCCTTGGCTAAATCGCGCAAACAGGCTATAGCTATCGCTCTGTCTGAAGCTGGCAAGTCCAAAAAGAAGTAAGGCTAAAATATGGCGTATCGCAATAACCGTAAGCCGAGTAAGGCCGACATGGCTAAGAACCAAGGAATGTACCAAGATACTGGTGTTCCCAACGCCAACTCTGAACACGGCGATAGCGAAGACGATACCAAAGAGACGGAGATTGAACTCGCCGATGGAACAGAAGTTTCCATTGAAGAGCCGGATATGGAAGACGAGCAGGTAGAAGACCCTGTATCCGAAGAAGAACTTCAGAACATTATCACTGCCGAGATTGACGACGCGCAAGATTATATCGACGATGTGATCTCGCCGGAGCGTGCGCTTGCGGGCCAGTACTATAAAGGCGAACCGTTCGGCAACGAAGAGGAAGGCCGGTCGCAGGCAATCTCTATGGACGTGCGCGACACCGTGCAGGCCATGATGCCGTCGATTATGAAAGTATTTTTCGCGGCGAACAACGTCGTCGAGTTTGCGCCCAACGGCCCAGAAGATGTTGAAACCGCGCAGCAAGCGACGGATTACGTCAACTACTGCCTGACACGCGACAACAACCTATTTAACGAATGCTATTCCTCATTTAAGGACGCGTTGATCCGCAAGAACGGGATCATGAAAGTCTGGTGGGATAACGAGAAAGATGTCACGACCCACTACTTCACGGGTCTGGACGAGGCTACATTCTCCGTCCTTCAGTCCGACCCTACCGTCGAAGTTAAGGACGTAGAGATAAGCTACGGCGAAACTATCACCGAAACGCCGATGGGCATGATGGGTCAAACTCAGCCCGCGACCTATGACTGTACAGTAGTCCGTACAGTTGAGAAGGGCCGCCTACGCGTTCAATCCGTACCGCCCGAAGAGTTTCTGATTGACCGCCGTGCGCGCTCTATTGAGACCGCCGAGTTTGTAGCCCACCGCCGTTACGTTACCGTATCCGATCTTGTGAAGATGGGCTACGAGTGGGACGAGGTTCAAGACCTTGGCTTTGAAACGCTTGACGATTTCGAAGGCAACCAAGAAGCCTTCGACCGTAACCCACAAGCCTTCGTTCAAATTACCGGCCGCACAGATACAACCTCCCGCAAAGTCCTCTACATTGAGGGCTATGTGTACGTTGACATGGATGGCGACGGGATCGCGGAACTTTGCCGCGTCTGCGTTGCTGGCACGGCCAACAAGATACTTCACTACGAAGCCTGCGACTTTATTCCGTTTGTAGACTTCTGCCCCGATCCAGAGCCGCACACATTCTTCGGCATGTCGATTGCCGACGTGACGATGGACATTCAGCTTATCAAGTCGAACATCCTTCGTAACACGCTCGACAGTTTGGCGCAGGCGATCCACCCACGCACGGGTGTTGTTGAAGGCCAAGTCAATCTTGAAGACGTAATGAACACCGAAGTCGGTGGCATTATCCGTATGCGCGCACCCGGTATGGTGCAGCCGTTCACAATGCCGTTCGTCGGGCAGCAAGCCTTCCCGATGTTGCAGTACATGGACGAACTGCGCGAGAACCGCACAGGTATTTCCAAGGCCGCGTCTGGCCTCGATGCGAATGCGCTTCAGTCCTCGACCCGCGCTGCGGTTGCAGCCACGATTACTGCTGCGGCGCAGCATATTGAACTGATCTGCCGCATCTTTGCCGAGACAGGAATGAAAGACCTGTTCCGCAAGTCAATGCAACTTATCGCCAAGAACCAAGACGCACCGCGCATGGTACGTTTGCGCAACACGTTCGTTCCGATTGACCCGCGTGTGTGGGACACGAACATGGATGTCGTCGTCAACGTCGCTATCGGGACTGGCAGCAACGAAGAGAAGATGGCGTTCTTAGGCCAAGTCGCCGCCAAGCAAGAGATGCTCATGCAGATGGGCGCTCCATTGGTTGACATGCAGGGTTACTACAATACGTTGGCGCAGATGATGGCGCTGGCTGGATACAAAGACCCAACTGTGTTCTTCAAAGACCCAGCCATGATGCCGCCTCCACCGCCGCCTGCTCCACCGCAGCCGACACCGGAAGAGATGTTGTCGCAGGTTCAGATGGAAGCCATCCGCGCTGACATCCAGAAGAAGGCAGCCGAACTTGAGTTGCAGCGCGAAGAGATGCTACGCAAGGACGACCGTGAGCGCGACAAACTTGACGCTGATCTTATGGTCAAGGCTGCGGAGATTGAAGCCAAGTATGGCACGCAGGTCAACACGGCCAACATCGAAGCGTTGATGCAGCGCGACCGTGAGTTCCTACGCCAGCAAGGCGAAATGGAACGCGTCGCTATGCAGGCCCAACAGGCCCAGCAAAACGCACAGATGGCGCAGGCAGTTCAACAAGCGCAGATGCCGACTGAAATGCAACCTGAACTTCCGCCGGAAGGTATGATGTAATGTATGAAGATTATTACATGCCACAGTTTGACGCGGACTATTTCAACAGCCCTGCGTTCCAACAGGACATTGCCGCTGCCATAGGGCAGTATTTCCCGCCTGTTGCTGAGCCTACCCCCACTTACGGTTACCAAAGCACTACCGGCATTGAGGATATGCCTCCGTATATGGTTGAGGATTACGGCCTTATCGGAGCAATTACTAATGGGTTTACCGCGCCGCAAATATCTGCGGAGCAGTTGGCTGCTGAACAAGTAGCCGCACAACAAGCTGCCGCCGCAGAAGCCCAGCGAGTAGCTGCTGCTCAAGAACTAGCTGCAAGAGCGCAAGCTGAAAGAGTTGCGGCGGAACAAGCCGCAGCCGCAGAAGCTGCCGCTCAAAGACAGCAAACCGAACTGAATGAGATACGTGCGCAAGAAGCACGCGCTGCCGCTGAACGGGCCGCTCAAGAACGCGCTTTCGCGGAACAGGCTGCGGCTCAAGCTGCGGCACAGGCTCAAGCTGCGGCTGTTGCTCCAGCGCCAGAACCAGTTTACACACCAGCCGTGGAGCCTGCGACCGTTGAGGCCGCACCTTTGGCGGGGCCTCTTGCCGCCCCAGTTGAAACCGCAGCCCCGGTTGCCGTACCTCTGGCGGGGCCTCTTGCGGCCCCTGTTGAATCCGCCGCACCTGTTGAAACCGCCGCACCTGTTGAAACCGCCGCACCTGTCGCGGCTCCGCTGACACCCGAACAGATGGCGGATCGAAGGGCCGCAGCCAACACGCTACCTCTCGGAACGTCTATTGTCGGCCCATACGCTGGCAAAGACCCTCTTGCGTTTGGAACCGGCAATACGTTTAATGTTGGCGAGGGCCAAGAGGTTCGCCTCGTAGACGCTCAAGGTAATGTTATTTTCAGCGGTTCTGGCGCTGAAGGCGCGAACAAAGCGGTTGCTATGGCCCAGAGCCTTAGCGATGACTTGGGCAAGGACGCTAACTTTAAGATACAAACTGGCGAACGCACAATAAACCCTGACGGAAGTGTGGGTGGAACCCGCTACATTGACGTTGCCCGCGCAGCCCCATCGCAAAGTGGTCTTGGTTTTTTAGCGGATACTGTCCTTCCGTTTGCCGCGTCATTCATTCCCGGCGTTGGCCCAGTTATTGGTGCGGCTCTTGGCTCTGCCGCCTCAAGCGCAGCGCAGGGCCGTGATCTTGAAGATGCTTTGACGCGGGCGGCTCTTGCGGGAGGCACGGCGTATCTTGGCGGCCAAGTGTTCGGCCCAGCTACACCCGGAACTACCGCTGCAACAACCGCTGGCACTACCGCTGGCACTACCGCCGGAACTACCGCTGGCACTACCGCTGGCTCGGCTCTTGGCTCTTCTGCGGGCGACATCGTTGTGACGGCAGCGAGAAGTGCAGTGCCAAGTATTTTTGGCTCAACAGTTGGTAACCTACTTGGTCAAGCGGGCTTGAGCGAAATCACTGGTTACAAGACGCCAGCCGAGAAGTTTGCGGAGCAACCTGTACAAGAACCTGTACAGCCTCCGTTGGACGACACCATTGTTGTCAGCGGGACTAGGGTTCCGCCTGTTGTACCAAATTACGGCGGCGTGCTGGCGGGTGTGACTACACCTATCGCCACGGAATTTCTACCAAAGAGCGTGCTGCCAGAACCTCTGCCGTCGCAACCAGAAACAGCGCCTGAAGATATTGTCGTGAGCGGTAACCGGCCTGTACCAAAAACCGTCGTCCCGGATGTGCTCGCGCCTGTTGGATCGGTGCTTGCGGGTCTCGGCCTAACCGCTCCGCCAACACCCGATCCGGCGCTGACGGAAAATAAATTTGATTTTAAAGACGTTCTTGGCACAGGTTTGACCCTACCCCAACTTATATCCATTGGTGGTATCGGAGCCGATCTTCTGAAAAACCTTTTGGCAGGCGGCGGCGACACCGGCCCTACAACGCCGTATGTTTCTCCGTTCGGTACAGGCGTAGGTTTTGGCACAGGCCGAGATATGCGCGCCAATCCAAACATCATAGATTATGAGCGGTATGGCTTTGGGCCGGAAGCTATGTTCTTCCAGCCGGGGTATGGCCTCCTTAATTCTGGAACCCCCGCCCCTGCTTTTCTACCTCAAGCCCAACCGATTATGGCAACCAACCCTAGATACGAGCCGTTGATCTAATGGACCCTATTACAAAAGCTAACCACGCCAAGCGCCTTCTTGAGGATGATATTCTCAAGGAGGCATTCGACGCAGTGGAAAGAGATATTTTTGAAGAGTGGCGTATGTCGGCCCCAACCGAGTATGGCGCACGCTCTGACATGTTTCACACGCTCAAAGGACTTGAGCGTTTGAAAGCCCGCCTACAGGCGATCCTTGATGATGGCTTAGTCGCCAAATCAAGGAGTTAACATTTATTT